TCGGCACATTAATTTTATCTATTACTTATCCTTTTTTATTTTCGTTATCAATAATAGAAAAAATAAAAGTCGAAATAAACAACTCAAGGAACAGAAGTGGGTTAGCTTATCAGTATGCCGAACCAGTTAGAGAAATAATTTTCAACAATAACAAACATACTGTTGTTTATATTTTTGATTTTGAAGAAAAATTAATAAACTGCGGATATATTACTAACCTTAACACTCAAAACAACGAACCTACCGAGTTGATCATTGAACCCTTCGACGAAGAGCCACCTATAAAAAACTTCAACGCTATTGTTGAATGGTCTCAGAAACCAGAAAACGAATCTAAAGTTTTAATAAATCTGAACGAAAAAACGCAAATTTATTTTATCGAAATGTAATTCATTTTTTATCAGGCGGTTTTCTCGTCCCTTTAGTTTTACTAGGCTTACCTAAAGACCTTGTGGAGCCATTCTTATATTTACTCACAATATCACCACCTTAAAACGTCTACTTATGTAGGCGTTTTTTACCATTATTTTTTACCATTATTTTTTATCTTTACTTTTTTATTTCGAATCAAAACAGTTGCTATAAAAGCAGTTAACAAGAATGTGAAACCTAAAATATCAACCAATTCATAATAAGTTTTAGATTCAAACAATTTATCAATCCCCAAAGAAAAACCCCTAGCATGCTATATAAACATACTAGGGGGTATCACGCTGTGATATTATTTTCTTAGCCAACTATTAGTGGTGGCTCTTCCGTATGTTTAGATACTATCATAATTAGTTTGTTTTAGTCAAATTTAATTAAATCCCCCATTTTCTCTTTAAAGGTTAGTTTTTCTTTTTCCTACCACACTGTCATCACTCCTTAGTTTTATATAAAGCGTCACGAGGGCGGTAAAATAAAAGGGTAGGCGTGCTACCCTGAAAAATCATTCTAAGATATTCCTAACATCGATGTCTGCATTCTCTGTCGCAATATTTAATTCGTTTAGAGCATTATCGAGCGAATCTGTATTTTCAGATTGTTCAAAGTCCTCTAATGATCTAGCAGCATTTTGGAAATGCTCATTCGCATCTAATAAATTTTGATGGTCATTTTCATACTTTGAAGGCGGAACAACGTTATCTTTAACCCCTTTTAGTATTAAATCTGCACCGTCCAAACTACCATAAATAGCATACACCAAATCTTTCCCTTTGTTAGTCAGTCGACCATTATCATTTATTTCATATTGCAATTTTTGCAAGTCTTCACCTGCAAGCTGAATTTGCATTTGATAGCTTCGAATAACCCCTTTATATTCATCTTCTGTCATAGCTTTTGGTGTTTCAACTTTTGAATCCTCAATTTTTTTGCTTGTTTCTTCTACTTCTTTTTTTGGTTTTGCTTTCTCTTCTTTCTTCTCTTCTTTCTTGTTTTCCTCATCCTCGACTTTAGTTTTTTTCTTCTCTTGCTTGTTTGTGTCACTCTCAGATTCATCATCATTATTAAATAATGCGTTACAACCTCCGATGACTAAAAATATTACTATTAAGATACCCAAACAACCGAGACAACCTTTTTTGTTTTCGTCTTTCTCATTTTCACTTTTCTTATCTAACATTTTGAATGTCCTCCTTAAATAATATTTTTATATTCAAAAACCCTCAACGGTTCAAACTCTATTAAGTAATCGCCGATAAGAGTATTTAACCCATACTTCTTTTTATAATATTCAATACAATCTAGTACATGACCTTCTGTAATTTCAAAAAAATTAGCAAGCTCGTACAAATTACGTACACCTTGCTTAAACGCCTCGACTATACCTGATAAGGGCATAGACGTTTCGTATGAATAGCGTCTTGCGTAATTTTCGAATTTTCTATTGTTGAAATGTTTTTGGTCTAAAATGTTGCCGTATGTAAATTTATGGTGTGCTAATTCTTCTAACAAAGTTTCATACTTCTTAGCATTCGACATATTGCTTTTAATATAAATTTTACCTTCGTAATACAATCCACTTTGATGACTAGGAAAGTCTGACCTTTCTTCAACATCAATATTTTCTGAAATAATTAATTCTTCATATCTTCCCATCAAATCACCCTTTGTTGCAAATGTTATCTGTTTTTACGTGCTTTAATTATTTCGATGAATTGCATTACTTCGCCCATCTCTTCTTCAGTTAAGTCTTCTTTGTCGAAATGAGCGGCAATTGTTTCTTGGTATAAATTGTTTTCTTCAGTAATTCTTGATTTAGGTACATTGAAGTAATTGGCTAATTCTTGAATTTTTGAGATTCTTGGATATTTAGATTCTTTTAGCCAGTTAGAGATAGTGGATTGACTTACGCCTATAGCTTCAGATAATTCTACTTGAGTTATATTTCGTTCTTTCATAAGTTGTTCTAAGTTCTCTGACAAAATTTTTCTAGCACTTTTATATTCCATACTTTTTCTCCTTTAGTATTACTTAATGTAATACTAATTTACCATAAGTTATATTACTTTACAACTAAAAATATCACTTTTTTTAAATTATTATGACTTTAAGTGTTGACATATCACTTTAAGTAATAGTATAGTTATACATGTCAGCGGGAGGTGAACAAAAAATGCCAGAAGATTTTAAAGAATTCCCAGTAAAAGTTTGGCGCATTAACTCAAAAATGACGCAACAAGATGTTGCTGATAAATTAGGTGTTACTAAGCAATCAGTAATTAGATGGGAAAAGGAAGACGTTGAGTTAAAGGGAATACAACTTTACGCTTTAGCCAAATTATTCAACACTGAAGTTGATTATATTAAGGCTAAAAAAATTTAACACCAATATCACTTTAAGTAATAAGGGGGGGGGCGAAAATTGAATGAATTACAACTTAGCAACAATCTAACTACAATCGAAACAGAAATTAAGAGCTATCAAAACATCGCTGGTCAATCTATTTTTGAGATTGGTCGCAGACTGAAACACGTTAAGGAAAATGATCTAGCACATGGAGAGTTTGGCAAGTGGCTTGAAAAAGTTGATATAAATCATGGTGTTGCTAACAAAATGATGAAAATTTCAGAAACCAATTATTTAAATTACTCGCATGCGAGTAATTTGGGAGTAACTGCTTTGTATGAAATAGCTACTCTACCAGAAGAAGAAAGATACAAAGAACATATCACTACAAATGGAGAAACAAAAACTCCAGATGAAATGACGCGAAAAGAATTACGCGAATTGAAAAAACAACTTAAACAACGCGACGAACAAAACGCTCAACTCCAATCGCAAGTGCAACAAGCGCAGCGTTCGGAAGAGATAGCATTACAAAAATTAGAAGAAGCAGAGAATAGAGAGCCTGAAGTGATTGAGAGAGAAGTTGTTAAAGAGGTTGTACCAGATGACGTTAAGCAACAACTCGAACAATTCAAGCAAAAGTTTGAGCGTGAAAGTAACAACGCTAATGAACTTCGAGATGAACTACAACGATATAGAAATAGCTTCAGCGACCCTAACCAAGCGTATGAAGAAAAAGAATTAACTAGGTTAGAGCGTGAATCAAGTATCAACGCACACAAGATAGCAATCAGCATTCAAAACTTTATTAAAGAGAATTCGGTTGAGACATATAGGCTCGATACAGTTATCAAAGCAAATCCGAAGTCGAAAGAGAGACTTCAAGAAAATGTAGCGTTACTGAAAGAGTTCACTAGTAATTTAGAAGCAATGTTAAACGGAAGAATCGTCGTAAATTAGGAGGAATTATCATGAATGAATTACAAGAAGTAAAAGAAGAAACAATAATTTCATTACTTAAAAAGATACAACAAGCTAATGACCCAGACACGATTATAGATTTAACTAGATCCATTGAAACTATTCTTGAAATTAAATAAACCTAGCAGTTGCTGTAACAACCACTAGGTGTAAAAGTTATTTAACTTTTACTCTTGTGCCACAACTTTGTTTTCTGCATTTATTAGTGGATTTAGAGGAGTCGTAATTAAACTTGTTCCCACAAGCAGGGCAAAAAGATGGTGGCATGTTCATTATATATTCAAGCTTAGCCAAATGTAACACCTCCTTTCATTAGGAGTTAAATAAATTTTATCAGAAAAGAGGAATTAGAAATGGCAAAACGCAAAGATGAATTAATTATTTTACAAAATCACATTAGACAAACAAATAACCAAGGTCAGCAGTTAGAGCAAATTATCGAAAGAATGTTAGACATGGAAGATCGTGTTGAAAACAGAGTGTCTTACGTGGAAGAAATGGTTGAAGAAATTAAGAAAGAAGTACCAATCACTTATGAACAACAAAAAGAACTTCAATCAATCGTTCAATCTAAATCAAATGAGTTTACACGTGAGTATTATAAAAACGGCATTCCAGTAGAAAAGCGTTACCAGAGCGAATTGTTTAAGAAAAAGAAAGGTCAATTCATTCGTGCAATGTGGACGCGTCTAAAAGAGTATTTCAATGTGCCGCGCTATACAGCTATTCAAAAAGTAGATTATGAGCGTACTAAGCAATTCTTAACGATGATTGCATTCAAAGACTTTAAGCAACATGAACTCGAAGATAAAGCGAGCTGGAACATTCCAGGATTAGTTGAATAATAACCCACAATCGAACAAACAAATTAAGGAGGAGAAAGAATGAAACTACTCAAATACACAAAAATAGCACTCCTAATCATCATCTTGGCGGAGGAGATTAGGAATGCTATCAGAAAGAACAAAGTAACTATTGCAACTGAATCATTTATTAGTGAGAGATGTTGGCAATAGCTAAATTGAACATTTCGGTTTTCCCGCAGTTCAGACAAACAGTCACAAACATTTTCATACTTGGTGCAGGTAGATTTTGAGAAATAGCTTTTCAACATTATGTAACACTCCCAATCCAACGCAGTAGCGTTAAATATATTACACACAACATTTTGAGAGGAAGGAGCATCAAAATGCAAGAACAAAACAAAAAACCTCAAACCACTCATGGCAGTGAGCAGAATGAGGTAGTTGATGGTCAATGGAATAAAGACCACTTAGAATTTACGATTGCTCGTTAATTTGACGTTCAACATCTTTCTGAACTAAAGAGTGTAGGTTTTTACGCAAAACCGAAATGTAATGATCTAAATATAAATCAGTGTTTTTACGAGCATATTCGTAACCATCGTTATCAAATATGGGTTCTACGTTATTGAAATCATCTTTTATTTCATCAATGGATAACGTAGTAGCTTTTTGGCAAAGTTCATCATATTTGATAGTGATATCAATTTTATCAGACATACTTATCACCTCCTAATAAGGAGTATAGCAGAAAAATACACAAGCAATAGAACCCACAATCGAACAATCAAATTAAGGAGGACACTATGGAACAACCAACAAATTACGATGACATAAAACTAGACTTAGCAGAAGGTGCGACAGAAAGAAAAATTTATCAATTAATACATGAATACGAGCTGTCATACAAACAAGTTAAAAGAGTATTTGATGTGGTTGATAATAAATTGTCGAACTACATTCAAAACACAGAGATTTCTAAAAACAAAAGCCCCCTTGATTTAACAAGAGGCCGAAAAAACTAGTCGTTAATTTCTAAATCAAGATTAGAACCAACGTAGCTTAGTACTGGATATAACTTTTACGCTTTAATTGATGGTATCGAATTTAAGATAGATTAAATTTTTGAGTGAAAAACAAACAAAATAAGGAGGACAAACAATGAAAAGATTATACAAAATAACCCTCCTCATCACAATGGCAGTTGTGACTTGGAAGGTTTGGAAGGTAGAAAGGAAAATAAATGATACTCAAGTAGATTATTCTTCTGTCATTTCATCTCGAGGTTTAGATAAACCATTAGCGAATTCAAGAGATTTTAGATACTCATAAAAATATGTTTCCCGTCTATTTTCAAGATATTCTTCATATTCTTGTTCGGTATCAAAATCATCAAATTTCAATGAATGAGGCAAAGTTTGAATGTATGCGGCAGCGAAAAGGAGGAGAAACAATGTTTAAACGTAGAAAGAAAGAACGAGTCCAAATGACACTAGAAACAAACTTAGAAGAACTCAAACTATTACTGAATAAATTAAAAAGTTTTGTAAGCAAAACAGAAAACAAACGAATCGAACTAAAGAAGAAAGTTAGCGAATACGAAAGTTTAGTTAAACAAACTGAAAATACTATTAAAGAAATCAACAAATTTAAATTGAAAACAAAAATAAAAAAGGGTGGCTAACATGGAATTCATCGGATTTGCAGATGCGCAAGAATTCATCAAAATCAGCGGTATTTCTGAATGGCACTTTGAACGTGAAGTTTGTGCAAATGCAGAGTTCAGAAAGACGTGTATGTTCAGATTCGGAAAAGGCGGTAAGCGCTATATCGAGATTGAACCAGCGCTCAAGTTTATTAAAGAAAACATTTTAATTAGAGAAACTGATTTGTAAAGGGGGTGATTAGATTGAAGCGCACACTAGCAATATTTATGACCGTAGCAGTCACAATCGTACTAACGACAATACTCGCTTTTGCAAGCGTGTACTTCACCACACTGTTATTCATCGTAATTTTAGCAGAAGCTGTGACGTACAACGGCACAAAAGCGATTTACGAAGTATTAAAAAAGACTGAGTGCTAGCTGCAACTAGCAAACAGTCGAGGTTGAAAAATTTGGAATAAATTTCAACCTAATTATAACAGATTAGGAGGAATTAACAATGTATTTCCCGAAAGGCGAAGAATATACAGGAATTATTGAAGTAGAAGGCTTCAAATTCCGTAAGCATGTCACAAGACAAGATGATTACATCTTGATTGAAATCACTGACATGACATACAGAGTCATCGCAGAAACGAAAGTATACGATGTCTCAGATGTAGACATCGCACAAGAAGTTATTAACGCAGCTATTTACGATTTTATCGAGTACCAAACAGATGAGCTAGACAAAGTTATGGCTCATTTTATCAAAAACTAGGAGGAATAAACATGGAAAAAGAAAAAATGTTAAGTATTGCAAATAAATTGAATCTTTATCTTGCACTTTCAGAAGTGCACGGCTTCGTTCAATTTTGGCAATCGAGTGCTGGTAGTTTTTCTGTCCATTTCACTCATTTCGATGAAAGATACCCTTACAACAATAAAACGCTTTTTATTTATGACTGGCAAAGTGATGAAAGAATCGAAAGTCTAGTTAACAAAGCTAAAGAAGTTATTGCAAGAGGGGGTGTTTTAAATGACTAATCAACTGCAAAAAATAGAACTCGAAAACCTCGAACGAAGCGAAAGTTTTCAAGTTAATAGTTTGGAAACAGCAAATTGGGCTTTTAAAAAACTTGAAGCGTTGAAAGCAAAAGAAACCGAAATCAATGGGGTTGCAGAAAAAGAGTTAGATCGCATTAAGCAATGGCAATCGCAAGAGTTGAAAAGTATCGAGAATGACAAAGAATACTTTGAATATCTTGTCACAGATTATTACAAGCGCGAAAAAGAGAAAAACGACGAATTTAAACTTAGTACGCCGTACGGAAAAGTCACATCACGCGTAGGTGCTAAAGTGTTGGAAATGCAAGGTGGCGTGAACGAACAAGATGTCATTGATCAACTTGAACAAAAAGGATTTGTGGATTTTGTAAAAGTAACTAAAAAACTCAATCAAGCTGACATCAAAAAGAATTTTAATATTACTGACGATGGTACTTTAATCGACATGAACGGCGAAGTGTTAGAAGGCGTTAAGATGGTGCGTAAACCAACGTCATACACGGTAAAGGCAGGAGAGTAAGTGATGAATAAATCAGAATCAGTCGTAGAAATCAACAAAGCAATGGTGGCTTTCCGCAAAGAAGTTAAACAACCGCTCAAAGATAAAAATAATCCATTCTTTAAATCAAAATATGTGCCTCTCGAAAACGTTGTAGAAGCCATTGACGAGGCGGCAACACCTCATGGACTCTCTTATACCCAATGGGCATTAAATGATAAAGACGGACGTGTTGGAGTAGCTACAATGCTCATGCACGAAAGTGGAGAATACATCGAATATGACCCAGTATTTATGAACGCAGAAAAGAACACGCCACAAGGTGCCGGTTCATTAATAAGTTACCTTAAACGCTATTCATTATCAGCAATATTCGGAATCACAAGCGATCAAGATGATGATGGTAATGCAGCAAGTGGAAAGAATAACAGTCCCAAGCAACAGAATAGAACGCAATGGGCTAGTAGCGAAACGATAGGAACTTTAAAGAAAGAAGTTATAGCTTTTACAAATTTGATTAAAGGCACCGATAAAGAAGCACCACAAAATGTAGTAGAACAAAAATTCAACATAAACAACTATAAGTTAACAGAAAAACAAGCAGCAGATGCTCTTAATAAAATACGAAACAATGCCAAAAATATTACTGGAGGAAATAATAATGATTAATAGAGTCGTATTAGTAGGTCGATTAACAAAAGACCCCGAATTCAGAACGACGCCCTCAGGAGTAAGCGTAGCAACATTTACATTAGCAGTTAACCGCAACTTCAAAAGTAAAAACGGGGAACAGCAGGTAGACTTTATAAACTGTATTGTTTTTCGTAAGCAAGCAGAAAATGTGAACAACTATCTAAATAAAGGAAATCTAGCTGGCGTTGATGGTCGCTTACAATCACGCAGTTACGAAAATAAAGAAGGCAATAGAGTGTTTGTTACGGAAGTTGTGTGTGACAGTGTGCAGTTTTTGGAGCCTAAAAATAATAATCAGTCTAACAATCAACCACAACAACAAAGAGGTCAAGCACCTGCGCAAGATAATCCTTTTACCAATACCGATGACGACCTTTCAGATTTGCCATTTTAAGCCACTTAGCGAGGCGATAACATGCAATGGATAGATAAGCACCAAAAACAAGATAACGGGTTATACAGTGTCGTTATTCGCAATGTAGAACTATCTAATAAAGATTTACTTGTGTTGGATAACGGGCTTGATGTAGAAGTCGAGGTCAAGCCTGTTGATCCATACGCAATAACCAATAAACAACGCCGCAAGATATTCGCTTTATGTAACGACATAGAAGAACATACAGGTCAACCGCGTGAGTATATGCGCTACATGTTTATGGACTATGTGGCGTTTGTCGAGGGATACGACAGGCTATCACTTAGCAATTGCAGCAGGACGCAAGCAATTCAAATCATCGAAGTGATTCTCGATTGGGTGTTCCACAACGACATACCGCTCAACTACAAAACAAGTGACCTACTCAAGCAAGACAAATCATTCTTGTACTGGTCGACGGTAAACCGCAATTGTGTGATATGCCAAAAACCTCACGCTGAGCTCGCACATTATCACGCAGTAGGTAGAGGACGTAATAGACGCAAAATAGACCATACGGATAACAAGGTGCTTGCGCTATGCCGTAGGCATCATACAGAACAGCACAACATAGGTATGGATAGTTTTAACGACAAATACCATCTACACGACAGTTGGGTCGATGTGGATGAGCGACTTAACAGAATGCTGAAAGGAGAGAAAACGAATTGAAAATATTACAAGTTATAAAAATAGCACTCCTAATCGTCGTCTTGGCGGAGGAGATTAGGAATGCTAGAAATTATAAAAAAGTTATAGTAAAACTCTCGGAAATAAAAAAAGGTATTGATACTCCACAAAAAATCA